GTGTATTTCGACAAAATATCCTCACCAAATAACGTATCAAAATTGACAATTGTGCGGGGAAGATATAAAATATCTTCCCCCATAATAAAAATTGATTCCGTGATGATATTTTCATATAATCTTTGCTCGTTTTCGGATGAGTTTCTAAAATAAGGTGATTTTGCCATAAAAATTATTAAATTTAATATTTATACGCTAATAATGTTTGTCTATCGTTTCTAATATTTTTTCCGTGTATCTTTGAATAAGTCATCCACCAATTTTTAATCTAATCCTGTGATATAAACATAGTTTTACCAACAACTGACAACTCTAATAAAAATTCATTAATTTTCGGCAATTCAGTCAAATTATCAATATATTTAGTCAATGCCTGATACGTTATATCAAAATCTGCATCATCTAAAATAAGTGGAGTTTGGCAACTCCAATTGTGATCATCAATACTATTAACTAATACCCAAATAGCCATACCATCTTGTTTGGTATTTTTGACATATTTGTAGCTAATAGACAATTGTACAGATAATAACCCGATGTCGTAGTCGAACATTTCAAAATCGCCTGTAGAAATATATCGAGTCAAAATATATTTATTACTGTTGTTGTTTAGATTCCTTAACTTGAAATATTTTTTATGAACTTCAGATAAACTTTTATATTTCATTGTTGACATAGTATTGTTAATATAACCTCAAGTGCAGAATTAATCCACCAACCACATTACCACATTACCACCAATAAAAAAATTATATTGTCTTAATAGATCTTCTTTATCCAGTTCTATTGTATTGACCCATGTACAACCAATTTTGGTATTAAGTAGATGTAATGAATTGTCTACAAAATAATTGATTGAATTTATATGGAGTACGTACTTTATTTACATTTTGATGGGGTTGGTCGAATTGCTGTAGATTGGGCGTATCATTTTTTTACTAGTTTAATAAAGAATATATTCATTATAACATAGTTATTAATGTATTACCAGACACCGCTAAAATGCTCTATGACGCACGAAAAATATAAATATGATTACTAATATCAAATCATAAAAAATATCTCTAAAATCAATTAAGAGGTATTTTTTAATTCTAGAAAAGTAGGTCTTCTAGAGTATTGGATTCGGTCAATTTCCACCTTACCACCCCCAGAATACCCTCTAGAGGATTTAAGAAACATTTCTCTAACATTATGTCATAATCCACATACTGCTCTAACCCCATTTCTGGTGGTATACTGCCAAAAAAGGCTATGATATTCTGATGAAGTGGATTTGGCATTTTTAGGTACACTGTCTTAATTTTATCTCCATTTTTGATCAATTGATATTTTTTATCCAAATTATGAGCAAGAATATACTGATTATATACAATTGCCGATCTTGCACCGATTGGAGTTCCCTTAATGTATCCACTACTGTAAGGATCTGTATATTTATTAACATCACTAACTCCCCGCGATATACCTATCTCAGCCGTTGTTAATTTTTTGCTATCATTTCTTACTTGTTCTACATATTTAATTAATTCTTTATTATCAGAATTGATAATAATCAAATACGCAGATTTTAACTTATCTCGAAAACACTTGGGGGTGGATGATCGCACTACTTCTAATCCAACTACCTTCATCTTGGGTTCTTTATACCGCACACCTTCTGAATCATATACATAAGAAATGTATCGTTTTTTACCAGTAATTAAAAATTTACTAGAAATTGTATCACGCACCATTGTCAAACACTGTTTATGCACATTGAGATATTTACCAAGTTGATTATAAATATCTTCTATTTTTGGACTGATAATGGTTTGACAATATTCATCCAAATAATCAACTATTTGCTCATTAGTCATACCTTTACAATTAGCTACCACTAAATCATTAAAATCAATAAACATAGAATCTGTATCATTGGCAATGATGCGATCTTTACCCTTACATACTAGTTCAGCAATAAATGTGTTAATTTTGTTGCTCACCCAACGAATAGCGACTTGCCCTGTATGCGTAATTGAAGTAGCATTTGCTAAGTTATAATACCTAAAATATGGAGAACCCAAAACGCCATAAGCACTATTCATGGCAATTTTTTTTGCCATTTGTATGTTATTGTAAGTAGAAATATCTATAGCTAGTTGTGATGTGGGGTTTGTCTGATTCGCCCGTTCTGCTTCTTTTTGTAATTTCTTATAATGTTTTCGCTCACTATAGTATTTCGACATCAGTTGAGACAACATACCTTCACTAGTACGGTCATATAAACTGCCAGAAGGAGAGATACAATAATCTGTGTATCCGGAGAAGTCTAAACTTTCATCTAGCACCTTGTCTATAGTTATTTGTGGGTCAAATCCTCGTATAGTCTCTGGGGAGATATTAAGCAGTTGGATAATATGAGGATACAGAGATGCCAAATCGAATGACACAACCCAATTGTACATACCAGGAACGGGTTCTTTGACAAATGCACCATCAAACTTTTCATCCTTGGAGTTGTAAATTTTAGCAGGTACAATTATATCCCGTTCTTTGAGATAATTGTATATGATGTTATCCCAACAACATACTTGAGAATAAACATCAGAAAAATTAACTTTTGCATCATAAGATACTACGATAGCTAGATCTAGTAATCCCATTTTTTCTTCTAGACGTAGGAGTAGCTTTACATCTAAAATATTGTAGATCAGGAATTTTTTTATGTTTCCTTTATAGAATGCAGCAAATGTATCATATTCGCTATAATCTAACTTTTCTGCCCTTAATTCCACATTAGCAATATGATCGAGTGAGTAACTTTCTTGGTTAGTATATGTAAACTTTTTGTAAAGTTGCATATAATCAAGATGAGACACTCCTACTATATCGTAAACGGTATATTCATTACCAAAATCATAATCTTTTTTAGTATGAATCATACCCCAAGGTGACAACTTCTTACTATATGATTCCCCCAAGACCAGATTGATTCGATTAATTATATAGGGAATATCAAATTTTATACCATTCCAACTAGAAAGAACATCTGGATAATTATCTTTCCAATAATTAATAAATGCAATTAACATATCAGATTCTGTATCATATTGGTGATAGTGCGTATTTGCTTCTTCTAAAGTAATATCAGCAATACCAAACACATTATACACTAAACTATACGAATCATATAATGTAAGACAAATTATACTTTCTTGTGGATCATTTACGTTAGGAAATCCATACTCACTCGTAGTTTCGATATCCAAATAGAATTTTCTTACCAGTTCGTTATTAAATTTAATAACTTCTGGGAACTTTTCGGATAACCACACATAATTAAATTTCTCGTAACCAAACACTTTAAAATCAGTTATATACTCGTATTCCTTAATAAAATCCTTTGCTGCTTTGGCGGTAGGAAAAGATTTTGGAGAAACGTATTCACCAGATAATGTTTTATAATTTGTTGGAGTATTTGATCTTAGATACAATGTTGGGGAGAGTGGTTCTTTGAATTGAACCCTTTTCCCGTCCTCATAGCCTATGTAGTATATCGAATTAGAAAATAACTTACAAGAAGTATACTGCATGTTTCAATTTTTTATTAATTTTAATAGATTTAACCTTGGATATCGTCTCTGATAGAAATTCCAACAGGGAAGCGGGAAATACTATCGTCAGTCAATTCTTGGTATTTGACCGTTAATAGTTTGCCAACGTTTTTAGATAACATCTTTGTTGGTGAGGATGTCTTATGGATGGAGTCTGTACCATCTGCTTTAGTAATCCATGTTTCGCTAATCAAATAATAATCAGTTTTATCAGCTAAAATACTAATATTTCAATATTTAATAGATTTAGATTTAGTTTCCGCTAAGTACGTGGCAGATTGTCGAATTGTTATATATTCTGTCATATTTTTAATTTACTGCTAATAATTTAATTATATCACTAATCAATTGCTGTGTCAATCATCAATTTTGTCTATATCCTTCGCTTACTAACGAAAAATGATTATATCCTAGAGGTAGTTGTATTTTTAATTTATTTCTTAATTGAATAGTTGCTGTTTCTAATGGAGTTTCGTATTTTTTCTCATACACTATAACCGTACCGAATAATGGTGGCAACTGATATTGAAACACATAATATTTTAACATATTATGGCTTACCATATCCGGTACAGATTTGATGTAATGCTGTGAATTCGGCACCATTTTTAACAATCATGATATCATCATATATTTTTTGTGATAGTTCTTCTAACTTACCTTCTGGTAAGTCTTTCCACACCTCATCTGGTTTTGTATTAACCACCAAATCTACTATTTTTATTTGTGTATAGTTATTAGTAGGATCGACTTCTCTCAACTCACGAATTTTATGAATCGGCATATAAACTAGTTGTTTATTTAATATTCCGTAGTATTTAATCAAATCACAAATTTCTGGTACAGTGATGCCTAGCTGCATAGCCATATCGGTACGGCTACAACTTGTTTTAGCTAATAAAATTATTTCTTCTTTGGTTGGCATGATTATGATTGTTTATAAAATATGTTTCCAAGTACGTCTTTCTACCATATCGGAAACAGTTTTTTTATCCAAACCATACCGTCTAGACAATTCTCCTTTGCTTACTTCTTCACTCCACAATCTTCTTATTTCTAATACTTGTTCGTCAGATACTTTACTATTCTTATGTGAACTTCCAACCATTGTACGAGATTTGATGACAACACCTGGAAATATTTTACGTTCTACGTGTTTAAAGCATTCTCCTCTTAATAT